TGTTTCAGAATATTCAAAACCATTTTTTGTTAAAGTAGCAATAATGCCTTTAGCAGAAGCATTAGCAGTTCCTTCAGAATTATAAAACAATCTATACTGAGATTTATTTCTGACTACTACACTTGCTAAAGTTAAAGCATCAATGTTTTCAGAAATATCTTGAATAATAGACTGTACTGGTCTACTTACTGTTCCTAATTCAACGTCTCCAATACGTGAAGTACCTGCAATAGTTCTAATGCCATCTGGAGCTAGAAACAACAAGTCTCCGCCTATTTCCTGAATAGAGTATCCAGAAAGACAGCCTACATTTTCTGTTACAGGATCTGTCCTAATATTATTAGGATCATTAATATTAGAAAGTTTATGAATGCTATTGTTAGCAAATAAAAATAAATTTTCTCTAAATCCTCTAATACCTGTTATTTGATCGGCTATAATAATAGCACCAGCACCAACTCCCGTAAAGTTATCGGGATCATTATACACACTATAATAAATACTATTTAAATTATTTTCAACACCAGCAGCTACTAAGTGATGATCATGTACTGTAATATATTTAACAGCGTTTGCTGCATCTACTGTAATTTCATTTGCAAAAAAGGTTCGTGTTTCTAAAGTTCCTGTGCCTTCCATCCGAAAAGAATAAAGTTTATTTGCGCCATCGGCAATAATAACTTCACCGTAATTATAAGTAGCGCCTTCAAAAACCGCAAAAGAAGACTGACCTTGGTTAGTGCGGGTTAAAATAGACCGGCCCGTAAATGTTGTGTAGTTATCGCCTGTGCCTGAAACAGAGGCTCTATTAATTTGTAACCAAGTAATGCCATCGTTGCTAAAAAATATATCGGTTCCGCAACAAACTATTACACCGTCAGCATATCCTTTAAGGCCTAATATTTTTGTATCACCCGCAGGACGTGTTGCGCTTGCACCACCGTAAGACGTAAAGCCATTAATACGTCTGTAGCCACCGTTAATATCTACCTCAAAGTTTACAAGCTTAGAGGCAATTCCCGGCTGCTGCAGCATCTCCAGCTGGTTTAAGCTGGTATATAAACCGCCTTTAGAGGATAGTCCAAAAGGCTGAGACATTAAATAAACCTTACTCTGTCATCTTTAAAATAACCGGGGGCTGCTTCCATTAAATGAAGCTTCATTAACCTTAAACCTCTTTTATAATCTTCAAGAGAAAAAGAAGACATCTGTGGATTTTCTTTAAACTGATAAACATAGTAACGAATTCTAGCAATTAAAACAGGCTTATAGATGTTTGGAAAAATAATTTCGTCTCCAAAAGAAGATAACTCTGTAGGTAAGTTATAAGCATAAAACCAAACCCTATATACTTTATCTGGTATAGGGCTTAAACCAAAGCGTCTATTGTCAGGACTTATAATTACCCTAGAAGGAACTCCGTAGTTTTGCGTTTCTGCTACGTCTTGGTTTTCTGAAAGCCTATAAAAATCTTTCCACTCTTCTGTAGTAGTAAACTTAAGATTTTTTACTATGTAGGGAGCCGTTTCTCCTGCAACATTTACAGTAGAAAGAAGAAAATTTTCCCAATCAATATAGCCGTAATCCGTAGTAAGGTCGTTACTGGCTGGCTTAAGCTCATACCATCGTGTTCCTTCTACAGTTTCTACATAAGTATTACCATACATCTGATCTGAGCCACTTTCTGCAGCAGCTAGGAAGGGCCACTGCGGCTCCTCATTAACTATATCTAAGTAAGAACGGTTTACACAATCTTTAACGTGCTGCTGAATACCCGTAGCATTAGCAAAGTTAGCCGAAGTTAAGGGAACTTCATTCATTTCCCTTAATATTTCATTAGTAATTTCGAGGTAAGTAGCAGCCATTTACTTATTTCTTTTTATAAGAACAGGATTTTTCCAGCGCAAAAATATCAGGCTTTGATTTTTTAACCTGACCGCCGTGCGCATAACTCTTTTTTTTCTTGTCGTACATTAGTCTTGCTCCATACTAAAAGTTTTAGAAGTTTCTCTAGCTATTTCAAATTCTGTTTTTTTTTTACTGAAAATTTTATCGTAATTAGAATCGTAATTAGATTTACTTTCTCCAGCGTAAAAACTTCCAGTCATTCCTAAAATTCTTTTTTTATTCTTTACGCCACTTTTAAGAATAACTGATTTATTATCACTTCCTATTTGAGGCATTGTAACTCCTTTAAAAAGAAATGGGGGAGTATTTCATCCCCCAAACTTTATTAGTCAATCGTGTAAAAAGCTGAGACCAAAGCGTCTGGTCGCAGAACTTTAGCACCATATACGTGAAGACCACGTACAATGTCGCCAAAGCTTGAAGGATCACGAATAACTTCGGTCGTAGTAATCGTCTGAGCCGTAGCCGTAGAAGACATGTGACCAGCCATACACTTGCCAGTAGCCACAGAAGTAGCACCAACATTGTTAGACTTGTACATGCTGAATCCACGGAGCTGACCAGAAGATACCAAACCATTTCGGATTGAACCTTGACCTGCGTTGAAGTCTACAGACAAAAGCTTAGAGCCTGACTGTGAGAGTTCTTCGTAGAAAGAAGGAGGCGCTACAAACCAACGACCTTCTTCAGGAATGTTTCGCTCGTCGAGAAGACGGGCCATACGTGCCATAAGGTCAATAGCGTCTACGCCACTTGCATCTGAGCCGAGAAGGTCAACAGAAGCAGTAGTTTCTGCAACACCAGCGGTACCCGCAGCAGCATCTGCACCAATTACATGGTCAGGGCCTGAGCTAGACACGCCAGCAAACATCTTAGCCAGCACACCTACATCAAAAGCATCACGCAAAGCGTAAGCAGCAGATGAAGTTGCAACGTCACGGAAATTAATGTGTGACATTTGCGTTTCAATATCATCAACGATGAATTTGAAAGCGTTAGCAATGTCTACAACCATCGTAATTTCAGTGTCTGTCAGATTAGTTTTAGCAGCGTCTTGTCCACGCTCGTACTGATCAACAGTGATTACAGGTTCTTTAATGATTTTAACGGTGTCACCAAAGCCAGAAATCTCACCTGCATAATCCGTATTGGTAATAGCTTCAATTACAGAAGCCTTACGGAAAAAGTTGAGTACCTGCTTGGAATATAACTGGGGTAACCAGTTAGTAGACCCGCTAAAGTTAGTTGGGGTTGTCGCAAATTCGAACCCCTGATCGGATGTGTTTAAAGCCATTTGTTATCTCCTAAGTAGAAAAGTTAGCCTCGTACAACACGTCCTTCAATCATAGCCTCACGAATTTCTTCTTCGTATTTATCAAACTGATCTAAGGACATCTTGCCGATTTCTGATTCAGTCCAAATCCTACCTTGCTGGGGATCTAAGTTAGTTGTTTTTGTAGATACCATATCAGCTGCAGAGCCTTCCTGTTTTTTCTTAGGTCGGCCACGATTTGAACCTCTATTGTTTTGTCCTTTACCTGTTTCTAACTTATATAAATCTAGAGCTTTGACGGCTAAAGTTACATTATCAGGATTGTTATAAATCCAATCTTGAATTTGATCTGGTTGTTCCTGCGCCCACTCATGAAAACCATCGTCCCCTCTGATTTCATCAAAGTCTGGATGTCTATCTTTCAATGCTGTCTCAGCTTCTCGTTGTGCAATTTGAGCTTCTCTCTGTTCGATAACAGAAAGTTTAGCTCGTAGTGCTTCTACTTCTTGCTGACTTCGCATGTGTGCTACAGTTTCTACCGTATCATAAAGATCAGGATACTCTTCTCTAAACTTTTCTAAATCCTCTTGAGACTTAGGAGCTTGGTACTGGGGTTCAGCCATTCTGGCTTGCTCCAACAATTCCTGCTCTTTTCGTTTAAACTCATTGAGCTTCTGATCATAGTGCTTCTTTAAATCATCATATCTTTTTTTATAGTTAGAACCTTCTACTGATTCTTCTTCTGCAGGGGCCGTTTGTTTTTTACGGGTGGCCTGCTTTTGAGGGGCCTCATCTTCATAAAATAAAGTATCTGCTTTAGCCTGTCGTGGGCCATCTGGCGTATGCCAAGGTTTCTTCATGTTATAAGGATTTGATGTTGCTTCCTCTTCTTGTAAAAGTTGTTCGGACATTTTGTTTTCCTTTTCTACGGGGCTTGTTTCTTGCAAGGTAGCCAATTTTAAACGTCTTTAAAAAATTTGGGGCTTGTCACTACAAGGTAGCCGTACTATTAATATAAACGATTTCCCATAAGACTAGGCATTCTGTTAGCTTTTAACATGTTATTATTGATCTCTTCCTCTTCTTGAGTTTGCTGTAGTCCAAAACCAGTAACTAATTTATTAGGTTCTTCAACAGCCATAGGAGGAGACAAAATACCGCCCATTGCCTTTTGGTTTCGTGCTATGCCACCATCTGC